CGGTGCTTTGCCGGCGTAGTTGTGTTTGATGCGCGCCCATATCTCCGAATCGAAGACGCGGTTGCCCTTGCCATCCTCCTTGCCAAATTCGACGAATGCGTGAGCCGCGCCGAAGCCCCACGTCTTGACGGCGGCGGCGAGGTCGGTTTGCGAAACGATGGTTTGGGTTTTTATGTTCATGCGGGGCCAAGATTGGTGATGTCATCCGATGCCGACGCGCCAGTCACGTCCTGCGATGCCAGCGCGCCGCTACTCTTGATTGCGCCGGGCCACGAGCCGTAGGGCAGGCTGGTGAACGCAAATGTCGCATTCCAAATTCCAGAGCAGTTGAAATTGTAGCAAAGCTCGGCGGCAACCGGCAGCTTGAGATACTTATTGCCGTCACCACCACTGAAATCGAATGGAGCGTGCGCTGGGGCTGTCAGGCGTGCCTCCACCCAGCGCGGTAGGGGCCGGGGCACAAGCGCGATGCAAATTCCCGGCGCTCCGCCACTGCTATCATTCATTGTATTATCTTGGGGCGTGAAAAACCTATCTTCCATCGCCTGCACCGGCTGGCAATTCGAGTGCCCACCCGGCTCAATCGTCGCGTAGCAGGTGCTCATTATCCGCGTGGTCGCGGACGGCCACTTGGCGGCGGATGCAGGGTTGGTAATCTCCGGCGATCCGGGCGGGCCGACGAACAGGATGCCACCGGTCTTCGCCAGATTGTCCTGCTGAACTGATTGCACGTCCGGCGTGCCAGGGGCGTCGTAAGCGTTGCCAGAATCAAACGCCCAAACGAAATCACCTTTCGGGCTTGGATCAGCCCACGCCGGGTCAGGTGCGCCGTGAGATTTGATGGCGACGCCGGTTGGCAGCGCGCCGGTGAAATGAAACTGTGTCGGGCTGTCCACATGGGACGCGGTGACGTTGGCCGTGGTGACGTTATTGCTCGCGTCGAGGAAGTCCACGGCGTCACCATCTATCAGCGCGTCGGCTGGGTCGGTGAGCGTCACCGTCACCACGCCACTGCCGGAGTCGCGGGTGATGCTGGCGACGGCACACTTGCCGCAGATTGACCATGCGCCGGGGAAGCGCAGCGTCGCCGTCGGGTTGCATTGCGAGTCCAGCAGCGTCTGTAAGCGCATTGCGCCGCATGGGCCAAAGAGATTTTCCGCCGGCAAATTCACTTTCTTTTCCGCGTATTTTGAAACGTAAATTGCGTCTCCTCCATCGGCGGCAAAACCGCAGGATACGTCCACAAATGGCGGGCGGAATGATAGACTCCAACCCTCATAATACCTAGAGAATGGCGACCATCCGTTCCCCCGGTCGCTGGTGTCCATCGATCCGGTGGTGACTTGAGTTGCCATCGAGACCCCTTGGATGTCCGATGGATAGGCACCGTAATTGTAGCAGAGCTTTTCCGCGCCCGGATTATCCGGATCGGCGGTGTAATTATAAATCCACATCGAGAAATCAAACCAACCCTTGCTGTAAACTCCAGATTTGTAATTCACACCGCCAGCGTCCTTGTAATAATTGATCAGCGCACCCTTCACGCTGCCATCGTAAATCGCCGTCTGTGTCGGGTCTGCTGGCGTGTCGCAATAACCTGTGCCAGGTTGCCCACCGGTTTCCCACCGCGAAATCATCGGCGCGATGCGGCAGTCACTTGGCATCGTCCACGGAAAATCCTTATCGTTGGTGAAGTCGAAATTATTCAGCAATGCCGTGGCATCGGCTTGCGCTTGCGCGAAGGTGTAGGCGTAGTCGTCGGAAAGGGTGACTGAAAAGGTGAATGTGTATTCGCTTTTTCTCGTAAGTTCTGCACCGAAAGCGGGCCAAACCTGATCGTATGTGTTGAGATATTTGACCGTTCCGGTCAGAGATGTGTTGGATAACGAGAAAGAGGTCAGTGAATAACTTTGGATGGCGTGCGCACCTCCGGCAACAATCTCATCGAAGTTCCACGATGCCAGCCATGCCGCAAGGCCGGACGCCGGACCACTGTAAGTCCCCAAATGAGGGACGTTCAAACCGATATTGCCACGTTCGGAATTGATGTTACAAAGCCATTTCAAAAATGTAACATTAGAAGCGCGGGTGCCAGTTGGGTCGGTATTATTAACGTCAGAAGGTATCCCTAAAAGGCCATCTGGTGCATCGGCGGTGCAGGGTGACCACGGTGGAGTCGGACAGCCTCCACAAGTAAGACTGTCCAGAGAATTTCCATTTGAATCGGATATGTTTGCCGATCCATCGCCGCAAGATACGCCGCCGATGCAGCCATCCACGCCACCCGCTGTCAATGTGTGTTGCGATGTGGCTGTGCCCGCATTGCTGCGGGTGACTTGATTCATGCAGGTAATGTCCGCTTCGTAAAAATAGTTTTTTCCATCTTCAGAATACCCAATCTCAACTGTGAATTGCCGATAATGCGTCGTCGCCAATCTTGGATAAGTGATGTAATCCTGCACGAAGCCATTGCGGCCATCGTGAATCTTATTCGCCACGGCGAATTTTTCTCCCTTGGTGGCCGGGCAGGGAACCTTCGCCGGGTCTTTGGCCGCGAACTGTTGCGTCCGGCGGTAAAGAGCGATGTCCCACGGGCCAAGTCGGCAAGGGTCGCGGGCATAGTCAGGCGCGCATTCAATATCGCCCCGCGTGAACGGCGGGCTGATGGGTGCCGGCGGCGGCGGGGAGTCCGTGTTGGCACAGCCCGCGTAAGGCGGAGTTGGAAGGCCGAGCGGATTGTAGGTCAACAACCAGGTCTGCAAGTCCGTCACGTTGGTCAGTGACAGGCAGCCGCACTGACTTTTCAGGGAGTGTTTGGTGGCGGTGTCTGGTGATGGAGTGCATCCAGCCATAATCAGGACGGGTCGCCCCAGTATTGCCAATAAATTGCCGGTTTTCCACTGCCATCCAGCGCGTCCAAGTCACCCATAAGCGGGGTGCCTGATGGAGCCGTCGCGCCAAGTCCGCTTGGATAAGGGAAAACCGGCACGTTGAATTTTCCACCAACCGCCGCCGGAACATCCCGCACACACTGCCAGTAACCGTAGCAGGACGTGACGTTGGCGTTGGTGATAATATCCGTCATGCCTGCCGTCACCAGAGTATTCAGCGCCGAGACATATGCCCACTTACCCGCCGAATACGGCAGCGACGTGTCAAGTTCCTTGTGCGTCGGATACATCCAGTCCCAGCCACCCGCGCCGCCGGCCGGCGGGATCTTCGCCGGCATCTGACGCCGCACTGGATATAACTTTTCCTGTGTGTTGATGAATCGCCGCGCTTCATTGTTTGAACCACCTGGCGAACGAGGCTGATTATTTCTATCAAGCATAAGCCGGTGATCCAAAACTACCTAGTTGCGTTTGTTCCCATTGATCCAGCCAATACTCGGTGGAAATCTTATCGCGGTTGTTCGCCGCCGTCGCATTGGTTCCGCTGCGCTTGAGCCATCCCCAAAGATAACCCGGTTGCGTGGCCGGAGCCGCAAGATATTGGACAAAGTATTGGAATCTCGGTGGCAGCGGATAAATCCACGAAGATGAATTTGTCAGTTCCGAAAGCAATTGCCCGACAGTATAAACGCAGTCCACGTTGAAATCTGACACGTTCGAGGAATATCCGTTTCCAACTTCCGTCTCATGTCGAAGGACATATTGGCTGAATGGATAGGATTCAGAGCCTTTCAAAAGAAGGTTATACACGTTGGAAAGATAGGTAAAATCGGTTCCGGTAATGCTGGCGTCAATTTGTGATTTGATATTTGAAAAAGAAACATTTGATGAAACCCCGTTTTTCAAAACTGCAATTTGATTTGTGTAAAAATCCGTGCCATCGTCATATTTCAAAATCCGCAGCATGGCCGGAGCGTCATAGCGAGATTTGCTTGTTTCGTTCGCCAAAATCTGCCAAACATCAATCGCAGGAAAATTACTGTCCTGCAAAACCACCTTCGCGCGACCAAACTCAAACGAGTATTCCGTCGGAACACGGGCGGCAATGTTTGCATTTGCCAGAGCGATGGCATTCGCCTCACTGAAAGAATCAAAATCAAACACCTGAAACCCGCCGCTCGACGGGTCGTATTTGTAGGTGTATTTATTTTCTTGGGGTGTATATGTCCCCTTATCGTAAATAGGGCCACTCATATTAGTGTTGAACTCCGTTTAAGGCTTGTGTGTTTTTAGTTCTCTGCTCGGAATTATTTACTAATTGTTGAAGCAAAGAATTTGTGCGTTGTTGGAGTGGCACAAGCGGATTTCCACCTTGCGCCGTGAACGCGCCCAACCGCTGCCGTTCGTTTAATCCAGCCGGCTTGTTCTCGGTTCCCTGCATTTCCATCAATCCTTTGTTCTTGGCAAAAAAATCACGTTGGAGCACGGCAATTTCGTCCTGTGGCGCGCCGCGATTTTTTGCAGCGGCGAGTTCCGCCTTTGATTTTTCGAGGTCATCTTTTGCCTTTTGCAACCCAGCAACCGAGGCTGGCTCGGTCTTGCTTTCCAACGATTGTTTTTTGGAAAAGAAATCGCGCGACAAGGCTTCAATCTCATCTTTCGGAGCGCCTTTTTTCTTCGCATCCGCAAGGTCGGCTTTGGCCGTTGCCAATTCCTGTTTTGCCACCGCAAGATTTTTAAGCGGTTCTGGCATTAACTCGCCTTGCTGCTGAATTCTACGCGTGGCAATGGCGGCATCGGCGGCAGATTTTCCAGTAGTTTGCTGTGTTAACAATGCCTTATCGGAAGTGATGACATCCTGCCGCAGTTTAAGCGTGCTTTGTTCCGCGTCATCCATCTTGCGCTTGGCATCGGCTGCGGAAACTTCATCCTTTGACATCCCCGACTCCATCTTCTGCTTGGCTGCCTGTGCTGCCTTCAGTCTGGCTGCGATTTCTTCCGGTTTTACGGCTGGCATTTTTTTTCCATCAACCGTTCCAACCAGTTTTCCTTCTTCTTCTCCTGTGTAGGCATCCTTAGGTTCCAGAACGGACTCTGATACAACACCAAGAAAATTAAGACCTAGTGTTTTTTTCCCACTTTCAGCCATCGCCCTCATTTTCCCGTTTTCTCGATCAAACTGACGTTCTTGAAGCGCATCTTTCCATTTGGCAAGGGTTTCTTCCTCGCGTTTCAAATCGGCGAGTGTCTTTATTCTATGAGAACCTTCAGTCCCAGCTTCAGTGGTTTTTTTCTGCGAGGCTGCATATTCGGATTTCTTTGATGCCAATGTCTTTTCAGCATCCGCATGGTCAATATGTCTCTGAATCGAAACATTCGTAAGTTGTATAACCTTGCGCGCCTGTTCGTCTTTAATTGCTGCTATATCCACGGCAGCTTTTCGCCTAGCCGCTTCACGCGCTGAAATCTTGCCGGTTTTTTCATCAAATTCGATTTGCGCATCGGCGCGCTTTTTAGAGGCTTCTGCCAGCGTGTTTTCGGCTTCTGCCTTGGCGTTTATGGAATCCACCGCACGATCTGAAATTTCTGCCAATGTCAGTTGTTTTTTTCCTACCAAATCAAGTGCCGTCGCTAATTTGCGAGCCGCGTCAGCCTGTTTGTCAAAGGCTTCTGTCTGCTGCTGTGACTGCGTATAACCGCCAAACATCAAATCAAAAACATTTTTTTGCTTTTGTGCCAGCTTATCGTAATAACTGATTAGTAGTGCTATTGGAACTAACGCAATGGCAATAATTATTCCGATTAAACCCAATTTCCCAAGCATTGTTGGTAGCAGCTTTGCGTTCACTCGTTCCATCTCGGCTTTTTCCACCAACGCCTCGGTTTCAGCATGGAGCGCCATCGTGCGCTTTAACGAGGCTGCGGCAGCTTGATTGGCCGCAATCTTATCAGCTTCCGTTGCGGCGGCATCTTCTGCCGTGACAACTGCTTTAGCCTCTAAAACAATGGATTCTTGCGCCGACGCTGCGGTTAATTTTTCTGATGCGAGCGCGGCGTCAATGTGTGCGTCCGCTGTCGTCCCGATGATTTTACGAAGCCAGCCAAGCCGCTGTCCGAGAATCATCACTGATCCAATGATTCGACCGGTGCCGCGCCCCTGCAATGTTTCATGGCTCAGGACGGCTATTTCCTGAACGACACCGGCTTTTGATCCGCCGCCGTGCCCGCCACGGCCAAGCAGTCCAGCCGAGCCATAACCTCGCGCTGCGTTGCGGGCAATCAGCAGTTGCGCCGCCTTCGCCGCCGCAACTTCTTCCGCATACAAAATGTCTGCCGCTGCGAGTTGCGCAGCCTTTTCATCCTCATAAACCCGACCAGCCAACTTTTCTTGCGCGATTATTTGAGCAATCTTTTCAGCGTTGGACGCCTTCGCCGCCGCAACTTCTGATTTTTTGACCGCTGCCGCCTGCGTCGAACCCATCAGCCGCAGCCGCAATTTTTCCGTCTCGATGTTTTTCTGAAAAGCCAGCGACCCTTTTTCTAATGCGTCCCATTTTTGATAAAGTGGCAGCAGAACGGAATCACCAGCCTTTTGTGAAAATGCTTTTTCAATCTGCTTGTCAATGTTCGCCATCGGCTTGGTGAACATGGCTGCATACTTCGCCTCCATCGCCGTGATGTTGTCGCGCAAATTGCTCTGCATGGCTAACCCTGCGTTTTTCGCCTCTGCCACGCTGTTATTCAGCATCGCGGTGAACCCGGCATTGTTGCCGGTCATGGTGACAACTAATCCTGGCATGACAAAGATCCTTTCGCTTCAAAAATCCGCACGGCGTCTTCTGTGTCTGAATACGTCCGCAAATCCGGGTAGGCATCAATCGCTGCGCCCCTTTCATCGTCCGTTTCCGCACTTTTCCATGCCGTGTGCGCTGCATTGTAGGCATTGCGGATGTCATCAGCTTCCTTGCGGCTTTTTTCTTCCTCCTCGTTTTCAATCTGGCATCCGCCAAGCATTTCCGCCGCCACAAAATAACGCCACACGGCGGCGGAATATCCAAAATCCCATGCCGCGCGCTCCATCTTCTTTGGATTTTTGATGCAGGCTATTTCAGGCAGAGTCAGCACGAATTGATGGAGTTGGGAAAGAAGAGGTGCGCCGTATGAGCGGCCTTCTTCCTCACCTTTTTTTCGACTCCGTTTGGACAGGCGCGGATAATTGCGATGAGACGCGAGATAATTGCGAAATTCAGCACACGCCAGCGCGTAATCTTCCGGCTTCAACCCACGCCTGCGCCAGCGCAGGATGCGCGCCTTGATCGGCCACAGGAAATCAAAGTGAATCTCCCGCCACGACGAGGAACAGACGTTTATGGCCGTGTGTAGGGCGGTGCGCTGCGCGTCAAAATCCATCTGGTTGAACTGTTCCTCGGAAACCTCGCTGGATTCATGGAAAGGGCTGCGAAAGCGGACAAGAAATAGCTCGTGCGCCAAGCTGAATGTCCGCAATGGAAGTTTGAGGACACAGACAGGCGGCGGTAATACCGCATTGGCATAGGAAAATTCCTGCATTGTAAAAAAGGCAGGAAGTCAAAACGAACTTCCCGGATTATTCCGTTGGCAGATCGGCCGGCGGCGGTGTTGGAGCAGATTGCGGACTGCCGGCCTTTGCGTCATCCGCGTGCAGAAAGTTTTTGGCGAACAAATCACCCAGCAACTTTCCAGATTGAACAACCGCAATGTCGGGATGATTTTCAGTCCCACGTCCGGCGAGCGAGTGAATCATCACCAGCACGCCACTGACCGGATTGTCGCCGCCATCCAAGCCAACCACCTTGTCGCCAACCACCGCCTCCCGGCCATTTTTGAATTTCGCCATAACGATTAGGCCGGAGTTGAGGTCATCAGCGTGCGCTGCGTCGGATCGGCATAGGCTTCGAGTGGCAGTTTGAACTTGGCGATGTCGTCGTTTTTCAGGTTCAGCGCCTGACCGCTCACGCAAGTCCACGCGCCGTTCGCCAGTGCGAAATCCACGCTGGCGATGGTCACAGTGGACAGCGGTGGAAGAAATCCACCTGGAGCGACAGTGTTCAGCTTGGCGGCATTCACCTTGGTATCGCCAAGACATTCAAACTCGATGTCGCCCTTATACATTTCGTTCTGGCCGCGCTGTGTGCAATCTTGGCCGAGACGATCCTTGCCCTTCGTGTGCTGAAACTCGACAGTGATGTTGAACGTCTGTGGTTCAGCGTAGGTGATAACGTCAAACGTGGCCGAGCCGAAGCCGGAATTGATTTGCGCCTTGCCTTTGAATGTGATGGTTGCCATAAATTTATTGGAATTGAACTTGGTTGCTGTATCCGAGACCGCAATTAAACGTCCCCCACGGAACGAAATAGACCGCATTGTTGACGGTTGGAATCGGAATAATCACCGTCTGTCCGTTCGTAAATCCATTCCCAGCCGTGAAATTGGTGGCGATCGTGTTATAGGGTGTCGTGTTCGTGCTGCCTGCGATTGCGTAATTGTAAGTCAGCACAAATGTCTGATTTGTATTGATGTTAAAAATCGTCAGCGAATGGGTTGGAATCGAACCGTAACCAAAATTTGTGATGGTTACTCCGGCGGTTTGCATGGTGCCAGATGAACTGTTTGTGACCCATACATAGCTCGGAAGAAATTGCGCCTGCACCTGCGTCGCGCCAAGTAAAATCAGCCCCGCAAAAATGGAGAAAAGAATTGTTTTCATATTCATATATTTTTCAAAGTCAACTGCGGACGGAGGTTTATAGTTTTTCGGAATACTGGATGTCGAAATCAAAATGGTCGTTGTGAATTTTTTTACCGTGAACATCGCCGCATGAATGATGCGCGTTAATCCGCACATGATTGAAATTTGCCGGTTTCTTGCTGATTGCCGCCAGTAGCGCCACTTTAACTTCTACAGGAATCCACAGTCCATTATTCTTCTCTGCCGGCATTTCTGGATACGCCTTCAGTTTTGAACAAACCCCTTCGCGTGAGCCGTCAAAATCGTCGCCATAAATGCTCCACCAGCCATCAGGGCGGTCGGGCGGAGGCGGTTTTTGGTGTAGTGGAATCTTTGGAATTTCAGCCATAAAATCTAATCAGAGTTGTAAGGCACCGCATGAATTTCGTAATGCCGTTGCTCAACGAAATAAAGGCTCCCTTGACCGTCTTTTTTCACGCGGGTCGAGCCTTTGAAAATGATTTTTTGACAGGTAAAATTCACCATGTCGGCGTTGTCCGCAGCCGACTTTACTTGAACCGGGTCTGTTCCGTTACTGTCGTCCACGGCTAAATCCCGTCCGGCGGCGGTAATCCATCCCGCCGTCACTTTCAAATCGCGGTCGGTGTCGCCCTTCTGCGAAAGTGCCGCATCGTGCGTTCCAACCCATGCATTGATGGTTTTCCAGTTCCAATTATTATCCACCTGATCCGGCTGGTTAATTGCCGCGTCAATAAATTCAGCCTCAAACGTCACATTCCAGATTTCAATCCTACTTTCTGGAACTGCAACGGTTGAACCGTTTGCGGTAGTCGTGTTGATGACTCGCGGAACACTGCTATCTTTGTAAATCTCGCGTGGCTTGGTATCATTGGAGATGTAATTCTGATCGAATGTGCTGATACCAAGATTAACAAACCACGCCACAATCGCGCGCTCGACTTGCGAGCCTAGATTGGGCAGCGGTTCAATGTTTGGCAGGTTGTCGAGCATTCAGGAAACGGATAAAGTCAAAGCTATCAGCCTAAAATTCTCTGAAATGGCATCATGGCATCCGTCAATCGTCGTTCAAGCTCACCAACTGCCACGCCGGATTCTTTATCAATCGCAGATTGTAGCATCGGGCCAGCCTTTTCCACCAATGCGCGTCGCCGTTTCGCGTCCAACACAGAATTGCTGTTCTCGCCAACATTGTTTTCCGCCACGGCTACAAACTCGTCGCCCATTGTTTGCATGGAAAAACTGCCGAGTTGGGCCGGCGAAAGCCCATTCAAATCGTTCGCGCGTCCTGGAAAATCACGCTTCCGATAGCGGTTTTTGAACAATGGACTCGAAACACAGGCGTCCCGCGCCGGAATGAAGCCAGATTGCTCGAAATGCCCACTCGAATGACGCGTAAGCACCATCTGGCTCAATAACCGCGCAATGGTCGCTTGCCGCGCCGCCGCCGAACCTTTTCCGGTCGGCAGGATGTTGGATGGCAGTGCCCACCGGCTGCCAGTAAGCATATTAAAATTCGGATTTCCAAGCGAATTTAACCCAGCAGGCCGCATCTTCGACATAACCACCAAAACACCAAGCTGAACGGGAGCAGCTTTTTTTGATTGAACTTTGAAATAACGCGGCTTTTTAGCCAAAGATGGCTTTCCGGTCTTCGTAACTGGCGTCACGTCCACGTTCAATTCTTCATCCATCCTCCCTGTCGGAACGAACGGCGTCCAATTTATCGCATCCTGTAAAAACATGCCCATGCTAGTAACGCATTGCTCCTGTAATGTCCGCCGATTCAGCTTAATCAATTCAGGAGTCGCCCGATTCAAGACCGAAGCATCAAGCGTTAATGACATCTCATTCATTCAACTTCCGCCCGCAGTCAAAATTGACTCCGATGTCCAGAACTTGTGAGATGCCATTTCGAGCAATCCGGGCATAAATACGTCCGCAAAAACTGAATGTCCCCGCATTTCACCAATATCTCACCAGCCCGCACCGCCGCCTTCTCGTGGCTGTCAAACTTCACCTTGCCCGACTTGCGGCAGACTTTTTTCATTCCGCCTTCTTTTCCGTGTGCCAGCACGTTTCCTTCCGCTCATGCAACTTGATCGCACCACGCAAATCATCTTCCAGATTCGGGCTGTGCTTATCCAGCAACCCAGACCGAATCTTCATAGCCAAGTCCGCCACCAAAAGCTCAAGATTGATTTTCATTTCCATTCCTTTCTTCCACAATCTCACCCGGCTTCTTCGCCATCGGCGGTCGCCAGCCGGATGTTTTTTTCTTGGCGCGATATTCTGCCTGCTTGCCCCGATTGTATTCGCGCCGGTCGTCCTGATTCTTGATAACTTGATAAAATTCCCAGTTCACCAGCCGATATTGAAACTGTCCCTCCTTTACTATCCTCCGCCCATCCTCAAGTTTTGACCGGCTGTTCGGATCGGGTCTTTGCAGAAAGTCCAACGCCGAAACGATTTCAGACTCTTCACCGCCAAGCGTGAACGCCAACAGCTTTGGATTCACTTCGACCCGCCCAGCGCGTGCTTTTGTCGTCATGTAATCCCACACCGCAAACACATTGATCCCAGCACCAACCATTGAACCTTCAAATTTGCTTTCAAAAGATTTGCCATACATTCAATCATTTCACAGAAATACTATACACTGTCAAACAAATTATACATTTGTGGATTTTGTGTAGATTCTGTGGACAACGGAGAATCAGACCCAAGCTGCGATTCGGCGCTCGCTTTTCTTGATTGTTTCAACGCCATCACCGCTACTTTTTAAGTTTTGTCCGTAGAATTACATAAAAAAACTGCTCTCATACAGAGACGTGCGAGTTCCGTCACTAGCTATCAAGGACTTACGCCAAAAAGAATCCTTATTGGGGGGGTTCCGAGGCACGATTTGACGAAGTGCGCTTAAATCGAATCCTGGAGCGATTGCGGGCCATCGCTGGCATCGTGGCGATATGGCGTTGGCTGGCTGTTGGTATGTTCACCCCGCTTTCCAGTTGCGGCTCGTCCTGGCTTAACGTGGCGCGCTGGCTGTTGGCCATGTCATCCGGCCCGCCGACATCGCGACGGCGATAGGCTGCGGCTTGTGTGCATCGGCTTTATGGCTTGCGGCTCGTCCTGGCTTAACGTGGCGCGCTGGCTGGTATGTTGTCGGCTTGCCAGCAAATCGGCTGGCCAGTGGTGCGCGGTGTTCTCCGTTGGCTGGCTCGCATGGCCGGCCAGGCTAGACCGTTGCCAGCTTATCGGCCTATTTTCCCGCCTGAAAAATAGTTAAATCTTTTTTCGTTTGGCTATTGACAATAGCAGTAAATCGGTTTAGTCTCATTTCAGTTAAGCAACAATTAACCAAAAAAAGCCGGGCGCGGCGAAAAACACGCAATAAAATCAAATGAAAAACACATTCAGCAAAGCAATAATAAGTTGGTGCTCGCAGCATTCGTGGTTTGTTTCGGCAAGCGAAACAAAAATAGTTTGTAAAGATCAATACTCGGATGGAACGGAAAACATCGTTTGTTTTCTGGCTGGCGAACAAACATTTGAGGACATTCGGGACTGGGCAGGATATTAAACATTCAACCGCGTTTTAAACGTAAAAATTCAACTGACGACAACCAAATCCCGCCGGCGATTGGCCGGCAAAAAAAACTGAAAGAAAATAAAATGAAAACCAGAATTGATAGCCGATTTTCCTGCTTGTTGGATTTGAGATTCATGCGCTCTGCAAATCGCATGGCTCGCAAGATGAATTTAAAAACTCCGTATCCCCGCGAGATGCGGCGCAAGCTGATTCAAAAAATTTACGGATGGTAAAAACTGGCAAACCACAATCAAACCAAAACATAATTATGAAATCTTACCAAATGACGGCAATTACAAGGCCTTGGAATGACGGCGCGAAAACTACCTTTTGCATTGATGGAAAAAGGGTTTCCTCAGCTCGTTTCGGGGCTGTTAATTGTGCGGCAACGCGCAAAGACACATTTATGACGACGATGGGCAAGGATGGCGCTATTCGGCAACATCATTTTGCGTATTTTCTCTAATCCTTTAACCAACAAAAAAAGCCCGGCGGGGCGAAAAACACGCGAACAAAAAACTATGAAAACAACATTCAACGTCAAATCATTCACCCAGTCCCTAATCTTGTCGGCGCGATGCGGTGCCAAGCGTTCAACCTTGCCAATTCTGGCGAATGCTCGTTTGGTTCAAACGGCGGATCGCTTTGAAATTGTCACCACTGATTTAGACAATTTTCTTTCCGTCTCAATACCGAATGTCGGCGAAGTCGGAGAAACCACTGTGCCGGCTTGCCAGTTGCGCAACACTGTGAAGCTTTGCAAAGGCGAAGTTGAAATTGAGACGGCGGCGCAAAAGCTGGCTGTGCGCAATGGTTCAAACTTTTCTTTGGATTGCTTGCCGGTTTCTGAATTTCCAGCGATGCCTGATTTTAACAAGCCGGAAAAATTCACGGTCAAGATTGCCGATTTGCGCCGCGCTTTGAAATTGGTTTCGTTCGCGCAAAGCACAGAGCATAGCCGATACGTCTTATGCGGGATTTACTTTGAAATTGCCAAGGGCAATTTGCGCCTTGTCGCCACCGATGGCAAGCGCTGCGCCCTGAATGACATTCTCGCTACTATGCCAGAAAAGATGGATGATAGCTTCATCCTGCCAAGCGGCGCGGTTTCTTTGCTGGAAAGCGCCTTGCCGAAACCGTCCAAAAAGGAATTGCCTGGCGTGGGGGAAATTTCAATTGAAATGACGAAAAACAATGTCCGCTTTTCGTTTGAAACATTGGCCGGAGTCATTCAGCTAACATCTAAAAAGCTAGAAGGAAATTTCCCGAATTATCGGCAAATCATTCCCGGCAAAGGCTGGCAAACGGTAAATTTCAATCGCGCTGAATTTTTGGCGGCGCTGAAGACGGCGGAAAAATTCACGGATGAAAAATCCACGGATGAAAAATCCAACAGCGTCAAATTGTCATTCACCAATGGGCAATGCGTTGTTTCGGCATCATCGGCAAGCATGGGCGGCGCTGAAAATACGCTGGCGATGAATTGGACGGTCGAAGCATGGTCAATTGCGTTCAATCCTTGTTACATGATTGAATGCGTTGAGACTGGCGAAGGGGAAACGGTGGAAATGGTTTTTCAAAAAGCCGATGAAGTCTTATCCACCGATTGCAAACAGTTTTATCTTAATCCCAACCCGGCGCAGATTGTTTCCGAATCGTTTCTTTACGTCATCATGCCACTGTCTTTGGGGAAAGACTGGCAAGATGTCCCTGGCGCAAAGGATGAAGCCAAGCCGGCCACGATTGAACAAAAGACAGTCACAATCGGGAAAGGGATTGTGTGCGATGCCGATGCGCAAAGCCGGCAGATTGGCCAGCCGGCAAAGATTGTCACGCCACAAGTTGCGCCGATGGCGGGAATGACGCCTTTGGGAATTGCGCCGGCCAAAATTCCCAGCTTGGTTGAATATACATTGCGCCATTTGCCTAAAGGTGTGGCTTTTGTCCATCCTGCCCAGAAAGCCGGACGGCTTGAAAACTTGGATCATGCGCCAGCCATTGCTGCCGCAAAACTCTGTCTTGAAAGTGCCGGCCATATCGGCTTTACCAAATAAAAACAAACACGAAAGAACACAATGAAAACGACAAAACTATCAAACGGGATCGCGCTTTACGCGGCCAGCATGGGGAAACTGTTCCGCGTCACGCATATTTGCCTGGACGGGGCGCAGGCAAACCAAGCAATGAGCCAAGACAAAACGATTGCGTTAATCGCGGAAGATCGAAACGGGCTTTGCTACCTAGCCAAAACCTACGGAAATGTTGCGCCGTCCGCGATTCTGGACGATTTGAAGCAAGACAGGCCGACGCTGGCGAACGTCAAGCCGGTTTGCTCGGACATGAGCGAGGACGACGGCAAACGGATCAGCATCCACACGCCCGGCGGATTAAATGCCGAGGCGACAAAGTTAGTCGGGGCGCGGATCGCGGAGCTGGAGCGGCAGAAAACGGCGCTGCTGGCGGCGCTGGTGCGGCTGGTTGAGAAATCGCAGGTGCCCGACGCGCAGCCGTGGGCGTTCGCCGAGGCGCTCGACCAAGCCCGCGCCGCACTAGGCAAAGCGAAGGGGGTTTTGTGAAAATCCAAGACCTGCCCGAAGGCGTCAGCAAATTAAAGTTGCGCGCCGATGCTCCAAAGTGGGCGCACGATCCTTTCTTCAAAAAGGAAATGCTCGTTTCAAAAATCACCGGCTTTGCCGGAGTCATTGGCCTTGCGCCCTTCGCCCTTGGCGCGGCTGTCCCCGCCAAAAACAAACACGCCATTGCTGGGGAAAACTACCGCCAATGGCTCGACATGATGGAGGCCGCGTGAAATCAATCAGCCTATTTTACCGGGACGGCACGAGCGACAAGGTTTATCGCGCCGAGATCGTGCCGGACGGCGCAGAGTATCGCGTCAATTTCCAGTTTGGCCGGCGGGGGACAAAGCTGGCAGAAGGCACCAAAACCAGAATCCCGGTTTCGCTCGCTCTGGCGGAGAACATCTTTGCCAAGCTGGTCGCCGAGAAGCGCGGCAAAGGCTACACCGAGGAAGCGGGGGGAACGGCGGCGGCAATCGCGCAAGCCAAGAGCGTAATCCAGTGGCGGCGGCTTTTGCGCCATAACATCAAAAATCAGTTGGCAACTGCTCGGATAAAACGCCACGATAAACCCAAGCGCGTCGCCCGGCGCTCGAACAACGCAAACGGAAACCTGAAAGCAATCCAAACCGAAATGATGGCCCGCCGCCGCGAACTGATTGACGCGCAAAAGAAGCAAGGCGGCGGATGCGGGGCAATCCAGCTCAAATCCGACAACCTGCTTTTCTGCTACAACCCGAACCGCCAGGAGAGCCGGTCAAACCCGCTCGGCGAAAAGTTCTATGTCACCGGGACAATGAACGGATGCCCGGTCATCGTGAACGAGTTCGACATCTACGCGGAGGCCGCATGAATCCACAGCACCTCGAAACACTCACGAAGGCGGCGCAATGCGCCGACCTCCTCACAAGCGACATCCGCCAAGCGCACCACTACGCAGCGCAAGATGACCCCGTGCTGGCAATGGTGCTGCTCGATCTCATCGCCGACGCCGCGAAGCTCAAGAATCGGCTGGCGCAACTGGAAGGATGCTTCCGATGACCCACAAGCAATTCAGCGCGAAAGGCGGCAAGGCCGGGACGGGCGAGGCGAAAGCCCGCCCGGCTGCCCAACGCCGCGCTTGAGCCAAGCCGCCAATGAAAACTCTCGAAAATCAAACTGACCAGCGCGGCGGCTATACCGAGGACGCCAGCGGCCAACCCTTCGGCGGCGACGTTGCCAAACTTGGGGAAATCCTGCCACATCCGAAAAAGACTTTAATTAGTGCGGCGGAAATGCAGGCTCGGATTATCAGCGATGGCGGCAATGCACAACGGAAATACGATTGCGAGTTAGGCCGCTTGGACATCGGCGGGGGAACCGTGTTGCTTGGGGAAAAGATGCGTCGCAAGTCCGGCGGATTCTACACGGCGGCGGATTTGGCGATGTTTGAAAAATTCCCGCAAGGCTGGTTTGCGGCGTTCACCGTGGAGACGTGGGGCGGGGGGAATATGCTTATCCGGTCAGAGCTTGACCGGCAGCGCATACTAAGCAGCCTCACGTTGCCCGCTGGCGTCATCATAGCCGAAAGGGTGCATAACGTGGCGGATTGCATGGACAGCGGCGCGGAAGGCGTTGTCTGGCGCGCTTGGGATGCGCCGTGGTCGGCGGGTATGCTCTGTTGTAAGCAGCTTGGAATTTGGCCGTGTCGCATAATTAAAACTGGCGGCACTCAATCCGTCCAGATCGCCGATGCCGCCACGGGGGAACTGCGCGGAAATTTGAAGCTCGGCGGCGGAAAAGTGGATCGCGTGCGCGTGGGGAGCATTGTCAAAGTCGAAGGGCTTGGACTGACGAATGACGGATTTATCCGCGAGCCTCGACCCTGCAAAGACACCGCCGATTCTTGGCTCGTAAAATTCTGATTTCAACCTCAACAATAAACGTAATACAAAAACTATGAATCACGAAAGCAAATGCACCGTCCATGTAATTTCCGCAGATGGAAAAGAAATCGAATTTGAAGCCAAAGCAACCATCACCAATCTGGAAGCGAATTGGTGGAATGATCCTGCGATAATTGAACCGCCGAAAGACGGCACCGCCATAATCGCCAAAGGCCGTATTATCGCCGAGGATGAATTTGGATGCACTGTTTCGCCCTACCTTGGGGAAATACGCTGGCTCAAAACCGAATCCGGCTTTGAAGGCTGGATGTATGGCGGTAGTCAGCCATTATCCGTCACCTGTTCGCCAGACGAAACCTTCGTTATTGATTGGTGGATTGAGCCGCCGCGTGGTGAATCCGTCTCGGCGAGTTGTGACGACATGATGCCAGACGGCGCAGGGGGATCAAAGGTGTCCGATACTTTTCACATCACGGAGGAAGCCATGATAAAAACAGGCCGGTGTATGGCGGCATCGTTCGATATGCTGGCGGTGCTAGAGCAAGCTATTAACCTCACGCTGGACGATGACGATGTATGCCATCAAGCGTTTCTCAAAAACGCCCGCGCCGCCATAGCGATGGCTAGGGGGAAATAACCAGATTTTTCAAAATCAAAACCACAAAATAATGAGCAAAAAACAATACATACCCAAGCCCGGCGTGCCGGATGCCGTCCGCCTTGCCGCGTCACTCATGGGGAAAAGTGCCGCCAACATCCCCAAGACGATCACCAAGGCCGAATCCAAGCGCCGGCGCGACCGGCTGGCCGAGAATCGCTATCGCGGCGGACGCCAGCCCGGTGCCACCAACCTCGCCACACGCGCGGCAAAACTGGCAGCAAAACCATCGCCGACATTGAAGCCAAGTTCGCCGAGATTGACCGGCTCTGCGGGGGGGAAATTATGACCACCACACTTGAACCATCCTTTCTCCGCGCCGTGGTCGTAATGACAATGTTCGCACCAAAGCGGATGCTGCGCTGTCAGGCCGGATTGCTGATGCTGGGCTTGACGGTGGGGGAATTTACCGCTGCAAGCCTGCCTGGGGAACTCACGGAAGGTAACAAACACGTCGCCGGCTGTGCCACCGGAGCACTGGTCGCCACTGGTCTATTGACAGTCACAGGTAGAATCAAATCACCTATCAAATCAGCCAAAGGACGCAAGCTGGACGTGCTGCGCCTGTCATGCCGAGAAACCGCAAAGACGTGGCTTCGCGCCAACCAGTTCACCGTGCCGGAAGCCGGCAACCAACTCGCATTTCTATGAGCAAAGTCTTTGACCCAATCCGCGCCACAACCGAATGGCGGGAACCGCTGCCGCCGGTTGAAGTGGCACGGCGCGGCATCCGTTCAATTCAAAAACGCCGCCGGGGAAAACCTAACCCGGCGGCGGAACTATGAAACCAACTGCAACCGAAATTTAAGGCTACAACCCTTGCTTGACCGCCGAAAGTATTTGGATGCCGCCAGCATTGGCATAGTTTGTCACTGAATTTCCAACACTCCATGCCCACCAGCCTGCCGCAAACAGATCAGTGTAATTCGTCGAGTATGCCACGGCGGTAGTGCCATTAAAGCTTACAGTGAAATCGCGGGCGGTTTGCCGCACCCACGTCACCTTGTCCAGACTGTTGCTGGCTTGAAAATTAAGGAAGCCGTTTATGGCATTCGTGGTGATTAGGTTGGTCGCCCATGTTCCGCTTTGTGTCACCGTTAGTCCCGGATTCAAAATAGTCACAATCTGCACCTGTGTCGTGGTAGGCATCGTGACCGTCAGAGTGCCGGAGAAATCGTTCGACAGCTTGTTGAACAGGTTGGTGGCCGTGGCACCAATGGCGTTCGTTTGTAAAATCTGGAGCGAATTGGTCGTCACGACATTGGTGACGGTGTAAAAACCGATGAGGTTATTCGTCAGGATATTATTGGTTTCCGATGCGCCAATCTGATAATCCGTGGACAGCGAACTCAAGGTGATTACCGTGTCCGCAACCGTCACGGTGCGCGGATACAGCGTGCGGGCGATGGCGACAGATAGGTTTGTTGCCAGCCCTGCCACCGTAGCGTTGGTTGGAACATCTGTTCGGAATATGGCCGGTGTGGCGAATGTGAAAGTGTTCGTTCGGTTGTTGAGAATAATGGCCAACGTCTGCCCATTGGTTGCGTTGGCAATGTTGGTGATTCCGATGACCAGATTGGTCGCCAGACCTGAAAGATTGGTAATCGTCAACACTGGATTATTAGTCCAAATGTAGAGATTTGTCACGCCGGCGACAATGACGCTGATGGACTGGCCATTCGTGGCATTGTCGGAGTTTGTTACGCCGATAAGTGCCGTGGTGGTATTCGCGCCCGATCCGCTGAAGGCCACCTGCAATGCCAGACCACTCGTGTTGCGTGTGTCCACGACAAACGAATTGGTGGTGCCGACCGGCAAGCCGCCCACAAACGGCGTCTGGCGGTATTCAAGCTGGGCCGAGGCGGAAAACGCCATGGCCATGACAGCGGCGAAAAGGAAGATGATTTTTTTCATAACTGGATCAGGTTTCAGGGACGATTTTGATGGTCAGGGTTTTTTCATCGCGGGAATGGCTGGAAACGATGAAGCGTTTCTTGAAGTCGCCGACGAAATAGCCGGTGTCGCCGTCCGCAAGCGCAAAATCTTTCGGAAGTCCGGCCACCGGAATTTCCAGCGTGTCACAGGAATGAATCGCCGCATGATTGTAACCGCCGACGCAAACGGTGGTTTTCTGAACCTCAACCGATTTTTCAACTGGCGCGGCCACTGGTTCGGCAGCGGCAGATGCCGGTTCTTTGGATTCGACTACGGGTTCAATAACTTTTTTGTAATTTGCCATAAAAATGAATTTTCAAACAAAACCGCCGCGCCGACTCCATTGCCAGCGCGGCGGGAAACATGACTCAACTGCGAACCAGACTTAACCCAAAAGCGTGGCGATGTATTTGGTGTTCCAAGCCTTCGCCTGATAATACGTCACCATTTCGTAGGTGTTCATCAGGTAGCCCTTGTAAACCGCGATTTCATAGACCAAGCCACGGTCGTCTTGCACCGTCATGCGCTCGATGGCGATGTCACCGCCGGGCGGTAGCGCCGGGGGACGCATCACCAGTTCAATCGCGCTGCGGTGGAACGCGGTGTTGGCCGTGTAGATGGCGTTGACCGTCACCGTGTCGCCAGTCGTTTGGGCAGCCATCAGGCCGGGTTCGGCAATGACCAATGTGGTGCTCGAAAGAGCCGTGGCAACGACGTATTTGTAATTTCCGATGGTCACAACGTCACCGGCCACAATCGTTCCAGAACCGTCCTTGACAGTAAGCGTAGTAGCGCCCTTGACGTGGGAACCGTTCAAAACATAGTTCGTGCCAGTGCCGATGGCCGCAACCGTGACAGATTGGGCAGTTTCACGGATGCTGAACCCTTCGAGGTTCAGTAGTTCGCCGCGCCGGAGCAGGATGTCATTGCCAGCCTCATTGGCTTTGTAAAGGTTCGGAACCTGGCGGAGCTTGGTGCCCGCCGTGGTGTTGATGGCAAGGCTCAAATTGCCATCCATCGGAGAACCATTGTCCAAAAGAATCTGCCGCACATCGGCGATGTTGTTGATGGTCGTCGCAAACGGCGCGGTGCCAGCCGTGCCAGTGGCGCGGGAAGCGCCAAGCTGGGCGATGCTGGCTACATGGGCTTCAACGGCGTTGCGGATGCCGCGCATGGACTGCGCGAACATATCCTGCATCACGCGGTCATAACCGGAGGTATTCTGCAACTTGAGCCAGTCCTCACCATTGATCGGAATGGCGACGCGGGCGGTCTGTCCAATGGTCATCGTCTTGGCGGCGATGGTGTAGGCATCCGGCGCGGGCACGGTCATGGCCGGCGTGGCGCTGGAATTGACCGTGGCGGCGGGCGTCACGAACGATTGCACCGTGCCGTTGATGGACACGCCATCTTTGGAGGTGTTGATCGTGCAACCCTGCAAATAGCCGGTCGGCTCATTGGCCACGACATCGCGGGCTTTGAAAATGATTTCGGTGAGGGCCGATAGTGTAAGTGCGTTTGCCATAAAATTTGATTTTTAAGTGTTGTTTGCGAAATGGTTTAGTCGGTGAACTCGTGCGGCGCGGAGATGAACGCCGTCTGCGCCTTCGCGTCGAGCGCGTGGAACTCGGCCCGGCTCAACTTCGCCTTGCTGCCGGTCGTGCCGGCCGGGGGCTGCGCGGGGGTAGCATCAGCGCGAACTCCGGCACGCTGCAATGCGGCGGTAACAGCACCGCCGATGGCGGTCAGCTTCTCGGCAATTGGGATACGTTCAGCGGCAGAAAGTTTTTCAGCTTCGGTGGCCTTCGAGGAAAGGACATTGCCTTTTTCGTCTCGCAAATCGGAAACAGCGTTCCACGCCAGAGCCTTCTTCGAGATTTCGGAATTGATGGCGAGAGATTCGGCGGTTACGCGACCAGCCTCGGAGTTCGCGGCCTTGCGAAGCGTGATAACTTCGGCGTTTTCAGCCGTCAATCTGGCGACACTGGCGGTCAGTGTGACAACCTGCTCATTGAGCGCCACATTCTCGCGGGCAACAGTCGCCGCATTGGTTTCGGCGGTTACGGCGCGGGCTTCGGCGGCTTTGGCTTGATCCGCCAGAATCGTATTGTTGCGGGTCATCTCGCTGATTTCCTTGTCGCCAGCGCCTTCCTTGAAGGTTGCCGCAAGATTGGAAATTTTCAGCGCCAGCGGAACTTCATCGGAAGTCGCCGGAACCTGTTTCCCATTCACCTCAATCGTGGTGATTTTTGCGCTGGTGAGAAGCGGATTGATCGCGGCATCGGCGGACTTGATTTCCGCGTCCGCCTCGCTGATTCCGAAAAATTTGAATTTTGCCATAAAAATATATTTGGTTGCGTTTCCGCTCGTCACAGTTTTGTTAAAGTCAACTGGCGAATAAAAAAAGGCGTCCGAAAAGGACGCCTTTAGTATTTTAACTGGATGGCTTCAAACCATGTTTTCAAGAATTTCATCCATGCTTTCAACAACGCCGTCTGTGAATCCAATTTCAGCAGCTTCCTGCCCATCGAACACCAACCCGTTACCAAATTTGTCATCGTTCACCACGCGATAAGTTTCCATCGCCTCTTTGAACTGGCCGTAAATTTTGTCCACCCCCAACTGCAAAATCTCGCGCTCGTCGTCCTCCAGCGGCTTGAAGGATGCGCCAAGTAGCTTGTATTTTCCTGCGAAGATTGCGTTGACCTTAACGCCCTGTTCCTCCATTGCCTTTGTGAGATCGAGCGTCATGCAATAGACGCCACATGATCCGACGCGCGAACTTTGCGTGGCATAAAACCGCTGACATTGGGCGGCAAGCCACAGTCCGCCGCTGCAACACTCCGAATTGGTGAATGCAATTGTTTCCTTGCGCGAATACTGAATTTTTCGGCCGGCTTCAGGGATTCCAGTCACCGTTCCGCCTGGGGTTCGGAAATCGTAAATTACACGCTGGATACGCGAATCGTTTTCCGCTGCGTCAATCGCCGCGCTCAAATCTTCCATCGCACACCCACATTCTGACATGGCAATGTCCGAAGGATGTGCTACCAAGACACCATGAACCGGAATGATGGCAGTAGAGCCTTCCATCTGTGTATCATCATCGTCGTCCACTGGGTTTGGCTTTGGTTGGTCATCAGGCATATCCACCCGCATTGAACCCATGCGCGATTCAACCAATTGGGCAAGCGCAGCCCATCGTTGCGGCGTGATAAGCAGCGGTTCAAACAGCTTAGAAATTATGTGCGAGTAAGATTTCATGGATTATTTTTTGGACGGAGGTTCCGGTGGTTGCGGCGGCGAACCTTTCAAGGTTGGAAGCTGCGGCGGTTCGTCGGTTGGCGCGGACAAATCAATCTGCTGGTTGGCGTTGCCGAGATTGTCCAACATCTGCAAAACCTCTTTTGGATTCCAGATTGGCTCTCCCTTGTCGTCGAGTTGTTTTTTTGAAATTTCAACGGCGGATTTCATCAACCGCGCCCGCCGCTCAAAGATTTGCTCCTCGATGTTTTCCACGTTCAAACCAAATTTTCCGCAGATCACTTCCGGGCTGGTTAAACCGCGCGCCATCATGGCCAGTTCACCCTTCAAATCGTTGCCTTCATCCACGGAAATTTCCTGTGGCGTCGAAAGTGCGATGTTGTAGGCGTCAAATAAATTGTCGTTCTTCGGGATTTCCTTGTTGGTCATCGCGTGCGCGATTTTTCGCTGCATCCACGCCTTGCCGAACTTGGCCAGCGTCTTATGCCGTTTCCAGACGATTTGACGCGCCTGCACGATGTCAATTCGCGCCGCAGCACGCCCCTGCTTGTCGCTGTAAATAAAACCCCTCGGCCATAAATCCGCAAAGAAACCTGTCTCAATAAGCTCAATAAATTCCCGTTCGTTCATCGAAGGCCGCTCAAATGGGACGCTGGCGATTTCCTCGTCATTATTCGTCGCCAATTCGACAATGCCAGCCTGCATCAACTGGTGCGCCACAATGCGAGTTGAAGTTGTCCCGTCCGCCGCCGTGGTGGTAACGGGCTTGTAACTCACGCCGCCGGTTGGCCGGCCATCTTTGCTCTTGCGCGTCACCGCCCACGCCGCGCTTTGTTTCATGGCCTGCCCCATGTAATAAATCCAGTCGTCCACCGTCCCGACCGATTCCACGATACCGGATAGCCCAGGATAACCCATGATTTGATCGGTGAACTTCGGCTCGAAAATCAGATTCATTTTCCCGACCGGCAGATCGGCGCAGGCCGGCTTGCCGTCCACATCAAAGCCAATGACGCGATAACCGAGCGTCATCATCTGGCTGTTCACGATGATGCCATCAATGATGAAATTTCCAGCGAACGGGCCTTCCGTAATTCGGAAATAATTAGCACCGTAAGTCCCGGTCAAGCCGAGTCCCCAATAGGTCAGATACGTCGCCGCATTGCCGAGTTCAAAAATCTTGCCAACGCGAGATTCGGGCGACATCCCATTGCCGATGCTGGTGGCGGAAATCAGCTTGATTTTCCCGGTGCCTTTACCATTTTCGTCCGTATCGAACATCCAGCCAACCTGTCCATGAGTTTCCAATGCGATTGAAACTTCCGCCAGCGTCGTGTGAAAGTCATGGTTCTGGCCTTGCAGGTTGCAGTCGTTGTAATAGGTTTCATTCAGGTAAAGTTCGGTGGCTTTGCCCCAAACTTTGTCCGCACTGCGATGCTCCACAAAGCAGCCGTCCGAACAGGCAAAATCCGTCTTGAAATGGATTGCGCCGCGCACGTTTGGAATCTTTGCGTAGATGCCCCATGCCCAGTTGATGAGATCGCGGCGCTGCCACGGCGTCACATTCTCAAACGAGCGCATCCGCAGAAACGGTTTTTGCCGCCCTTCCGTCACCGTAGGCGTGGAGTAAAGCCCTTGGTAAAAGTAATTGCCGCGCCGGTCGAATGTGGTTGAATCAGCCATGATTGGGTTCAGGTTCCGGGCTGGGTAATTTTCAAATTTGCTTCCAGCACCGGCTTTAACTGCCGCAACGCCAGCAAAGCGCAGTCAAAATGCACTTCCAACAGTTCCGATGACTTGTAATCCTTCGGCACGCCGCCCGGCAACTGCCGTAGTTCCGCCAACGTCTGCAATTCAAATGACCGCGCCACGTTGTATGTCTCAACAACGCTTACAAGCTCTTTTATGGTAGGAACTTGGATTTTATTTTTGGGCGCGCTCATGGTTCCATCCACGGGTTGAACTTGGAAGTGTAAATCGGAATCGTCTGGCCGGGGCGTTGGTTCATAGCACACGCCATTTGCACAGGATCGTTTGGATTAAAGCTGGGATCGCTGGCAATTGAATCCTCAAGTTCTCGCAACACTTGATTTATGTTCGTCTGGTTGATGTTGTATTCCGTATAAACGCCATGCGCCGTCTGCACGCGGGTTTTTTGCCCGGTCAATCGCGCCTCTTGCAGGCCCGTAAGCCATGCGAGTTTTTTTTCCATGTCCCAGCCGATAAAATTGTCAAGTCCTGCCATATCATTAAAACTATGCCCCTTGGTTGTTGTCCTTGCAGATGAATTTCTGGATCAAATCGCCTACGCTGATCATTACAGTTCCGATTTTAAGAGCAAATACCGTATTGTTGTCGGGGTCTGGCTGAAGAAAGCAGTCGTTACCCTTGGTTGGCCTTGGTTGCGATGCGTCTCCAAAAACATCATCCCTTACAGTGATTATGACATCGGTGTCTGGCGAAAGTCCTCCCATAATCAACGCCGGATTACGGGTGATGTCTCCATGCGTGCATGGAAATGCCATGTTTTTCCAAATGAAGACTGCTCCGAACAAATCCTCATGGGTTTTTTGTCCGCCTTGAAATATGGCTCGGTCGAGTGCGTTCAATCACCAATGCCCACAAGTCAAAATCATTCCGATTCTGGAGCACTCATTTCCGCCGGCGCGACCGCGCCAAGCAATCCCTGCCGTTTCATTAAATAGAGTATCCCGCAGCAACAATCGCTGTAATGGGGGTCGTCGTGAGCCTCGATGATTTCCATCTGTTTTGATTTAGGATTCATCGTCCGCACATTGGCCGAAATCTGGCTTTCCCATGACCGCTGATGCTGCGTGCTGTCCACCTCCATTTCGCGCGTCTTGTCCGAAAGTAGAAACTTTGTCGGGTCTTTCGGGTCGGAAGCGGATAAAGGCAATGCCGTCAACGTCGCCTTGCCGGGCACCTTCAACGCCGTGTTCTGCAAAATCGTCAGCAGTTGGTCTTTGAACCGATGATTTGACCAGCGAATGATGTTCACTTCCACACCAATGGTTTTCCCGGCGAAATCCACTGGCACAACTTCCTTTTCTGGCTTTGAGAAGTCCCTGGTAATATCATCATCATGTCTAAAGCTGCGGCGGTTGTCACCAATCAACCCTGTCCAAGTTATGTAAAAACGTCCAGTCTTTCGCCCGCCATCATCGTAGCCATCCATAATTTCTGCGTTGGCGGCAGCATTGTTTATGACCTCGTTGCGAAAATATGCAGTGTCAATAACTATGTTGTAAGGCGAAATTTGCAATTCCTTTGCCTTCAAAATCCATTCCATCCAAGAAGTGCAATAGCCGCGCCAAAGCTGCTGTTGGTTGCCATGATTATCCCATGCGTGCGCCACCACCCAGAAATGTCCCGTCATGCCGCCCTTGCCGGATTCGGGATTCTGTGCGGAAACTTTTTTATCCTTCTGACAGTCCACAGCCATACCTCGTCCGGCCTCGTTCGGAATGGCAATCGTCGGGTCAACCGTGTTGAATGATGGTGAGAATTTTACACGATTTGCGCTTTCTTCGTCCCAATCTTCTCCCTCCCATTTAGTGCGGAACTCCTGTAATTGCATCGTGTCACCCTCATTGAACGCCGCCATTGCGTGCTTGAAAGTCAGCATCACCGACCCCCAGCTTGGTCGCGGGTTGATCCAGCGCGGAAGCGAGTATCCAAGGAATCCCGGCAATGCCGTTGGGCGTGTGGCGATCCAGTTATCGTCTAGCCCGGCCTCGCGGTCAAGGTAGAGTCGGGTCGGCCCATACGTCACCTTGTCGCCAGCGTGATAAATGTTGTCGTCGCGCCATATCCCGCCACAGTGCGGACACTCATAGACCGTGGACTTGATGATTTCACGCTCGTTAAAACTGCCGTCATCGCACTTTAATTCGCCTTCGACTTTGAAACCGCAATGCTTGCGCTGTTCAGAAATTAGGATTGGCCGGTGATGTGCAACCCAAGCCTCGCGGTCAAGCGATGGAATGGAAGCCGGCGCGATAATTTTTGTTTCTTCATTCCGCACATGATGGAACGTGAACCGCACGCGCGTCTGGCATTCCGGGCAACGCACCCAGAGCTTTTGTTCGTTTGTCTTGCCCATGAAATCCGCGAAGCCGCCGCCAAGGTTTCCCATCGGCGCGTCGCCCTGCGATTCCACGCACCACAGATAGCTTGACTCATATTTGGTGAACCGAACTTCAATCTTGCGGACATAACTCGCTTCCACCAATGCCGCGTCATGCAGAAATCCATATTTTGCAGGGAACGATTGCACCCATTGCTCGTTCAATGGCCGCGCCCGGAAAACCATACCGGGCAATAAAATGTTGGTGGTGCAAACATCCCAGCGCGTCTCTGGCGTGGCCGCTATCCGTTTGAATATCGGTCCTAAAATCGGATCGCTCCGCAAAATCGGCATATAGCGATTTTTCATGTGGTCATCCGACTTCGCCTCATTCATGTCCCACATGAGCGTGTCCGCCGGATAATACTTCATCATGAACTTGGCGATGAGTTCAAGAATCGTCGTCTTGCCAAGCTGGTTTGCCGCCCGAACGCCGATGCGCCGCGTCGTCCGCTTGAACGCATCCCGCAGAATCTTCCGGTGAAAATGGCAGGCAAGAAACTCCTTCGTGTTCGGATTCTCCGTGTCGTCCTCGTAAATTTGCCCGCGAAACACGGATTCAGAAACGGCGGCAATGGCCGCTTCAATCATCGCCCCACAATGCCTCTGTCCAAATTCAGTTGGTTGGCTCATTTTCAGGTTCAAGTATTCCGCGCGCGCAAAGTTCATAGTGCCTCTGGAAATCAGACACTAATTCAATACCATCGCGCCGCAGCTTTTCAAGAAACGCCGCCCTTGTGGATTCGTCGGCAATGAAGTTTTCCAACCCGCAACTTACTTTTGGAATAAGCTGGTTTTCCAAAACTTCGCGCGCCGCGTTGCGAGCCGCGATTCCCAATCCGGCACCATCCTTGGCGGCAACGTCCGTTAGCGTGTATTTTTCATTATTTTCCTTTTCAATGCGGTCAGCTTTGGCTTCGCGGATGCGAGCGTCAGCATCCTCGATCCGCTGGCGCGGATTTCTGTTTTCGGAAGCGCCACGATAGCCGCCCGCTTTTTTTTCCAGCAGCATCCATTTGTCGAACCATTCAATCCACGCTTTCAGACTATATTTTCCACGCTTCTTACCGCTTATTGTTCCTGGTGGTTCGTGTTGCCCGGCATCCAACCGGTTTAATTTACACCAATCACTAACCACCCCTTTATCAATATCAATGCCTAACTGATTTGATCCATCAGGATTAGTGTAGTGCAGCCTCATCCGTTCCGCTAAAGCCTGCTGTGTATCACAAATAATGTCGCTTGGTTTAGCTACCGCAGACGCTTCTACTCCGATTTTAATTATGCCCCAATCATAGAGCTTTTGTTCCTGCCACTTTTGGGTTTCGCCGCCGAGATACTTTGAATACAACACGCGGGCGTTGCTGCGCTCTGCCGGCGATAGTTTGGCAAACACGGCCTCAACTTCATCTGGCGTCAAATCGCACGGCGTTGTTGGTTCATCATTCATCGGTTGGTTAGGTTCGTGAATCTCGCAATGTAGTCCTGTTGCTCGCAGTTCAAATGTTTGGCAGATGGACAATGCCACGCGACCGCGAATTGTTGCGGCGTGAGTTCGCCAGCATCCTTGCCTGTGCGTTGGCGGATGATTGCCAGCGTTACCGTGGCGGCGATGGTCGAATTTGTGGCCGCGCTGAATGGTTGTGCCGTGGCGTTACGCCAGACGGCTTTCAGGCACTGATACCGCCCAATCTCGCCTCGCCGACCATGCGCCATGTCGTTTCTGCCGGATTCAATCTCGCCCAATGCCCAAAGGTAGCGCGCCGAATTGGGGTAAGCCGCTCGCGCACCATACGGAGCCGTCGCGGACGGGGCATGAAGCCCCTTGTCCCCCAATCCAGCAAAAGCGTTCGCGGAGATTAGAACGGCGGCAAGGATGGCAACGGTTTTCATCAGATAGATTTTTTGGATTCTGATTTTAGATTGTCATCCCATTTCCCAAAGGTGACTTTTTTGCCGTAAAGAAAAGTATGCCTTAAGGCTGTCAGATTTCCATCTTTGTCGCGCTGATATTCTCGATTAAGGATTATGTCTTGTCTTTTTTTTATCCGCTTTTTGTAGGCACGCCACCACTTCCGGTTTTCCCGATATTCCACATCTGTCGGAGATTTACTGAAATACAGGTGCCACCAGTGAATCATAAACGCGGCGAACGCCCCAGCAAGCGCACCAACAATTATTCCTTCAGTCAGTCCCCAAAGTATATCAAACGTGGTTTTCATAGGTGTATTCCGCCGGGAGCGTTGTTTTGAAGATAATTCTCTTTCGCGATTTCGGTTTGTTCGGCGAGCTGTAATCCAGCGATAGCTTTTGCCTGTGCTTTTTTGGCCGACTTGTATTGTTCGTTGATTTTTGCAACCAGTCTGCCGGATTCAAAAACATCTTCCTGCAATTCCTCAAGCGTTTTCATAAAATTATGCGGCGTGGACTTTTTCAGCACCTACGCCGGTAAGCGGAGTTACACCGCGCGCAATAGACATATTCGTCACATTACACCAAATTCAGAGAATGATTTCTTCTGCCGCTTCGGCGATCTTAACCAATCACCAATGTAGCCCGCGCCGGGCGTCCATCCGCGCTGGCGCAACTTGCGTAACTTCGCCTTTTCCGAACCAGACGCCTTGCTGAATCGTGTGTGATTTTTCATGCTATTTCACCCCAACCTTGTAGAACCTTCAACGCATCGCCGTAGGTTTTAATGCCTTCAACAATATCGTCTGACAGATCGGACTCGATGACTTCCTCAACCTCCATACATAATTCAATCATGTCCAGCGAGTCCGCGCCAAGGTCTTCACAGAACCGCGATGCTGGCTTGATTTCAGCAGACTCAACGCCGAGGTGTTCAACGATGATTTCTTTCAGTTTTTGTTCGGTGATTTTCATGGTTGTTGAATCGGATTCACTAAATGCGGCGGTTGCGGTATGGATTCAAACTTACCGCAAAAGTCGCTATCCAGAGTCACCGGCCAATTCAAATCATATTCTGATTGTATGTTTGGCTTCACTGGTGGATTAAACCGGCAGGTTCCGTTGGTCTGTGTTGTAAATGTTTCAACGCTACCACGAATAATTCCACCACTGTCTTTGATTTCTTGGAATGACGGAAACCGTTTCCAAAATCTGCAATCGGAGCATTTCATAACTCGCCTTTCTCTTTAATCAAACTCCCAGCCAATTCGTGCAGGTCGTGAATCCGCTTGGAGTTGTTGAAGAATGTCACAACATTAAACCGCTCCCATTTTTCCATCGGAAACTCCTCAAGCAGTTCAACTGATTCGGCATCGGCGGTGACTAACGTTTTGAGATATTCCATGACCGGCTCATGCGGATGCTTCGTCTGTTCGCCGTGACTGCCCTTTGGCAGAAGTTCAAACTGCTCCATCAACTTTTCAAAAATCGGCGCAGCCTGCTCGTAAGTCTTAATCGGCTCGTCGTTGTTTTGCCGGATGGAAATGCACTCTTTAGCAAATGCAATCGGAGCGTCGCCAATTGCCAGCGCAAACTGCCCATACTCAGCCAGCGCAAGTTTTTTGTGGCCGGTAAATTCCTGAATGGTATCGCCCATTCGGTAAGCCCGATTCACGGCGGCGATGGTTCGCGTTTTTACCAAAAAAACTTCGCTGCGGAATCCCTGAAACTCTTTTTCAAGAACCTCCTTGGCGGCAATGCGCGCCGCCATATTCATCGCGGTGGATCGGTCAATGTATTCTGGTTTTTCAATGGTGTCTGTCATGGTGTTATTTGGTTAGCTGTTTGTTTCGTGCGTCCGACATTCTCTTCCTGGACTCTTTGCTCCGCTGTTCGTGAAAGTAGGGAAGCTCCGGCAGTTTGCGTTTGAAAAATCTAAAGCATTTATTCACCGCCGCCTTGGTAACTTCTTCGCCGTTCTGAAACGAAAGCAGTTTCACCAAATCTGTTTGTGATCCTGCCCCGGCGGCGGACGGGTAGCCCAACAACAGCAGGCAGCATCGAAATGCCAGATTGCTGTTGCCATTATTTTTGACGTAGGATTGATACAGTATAAAAGCGCGCTCTTCCAATATGTGAATTTTCCAGAATTCGGCCATGATTTTTTCGCGCGCCTCGCCACCAAACGATTCAAGGATTTCGTCCACAAGTTCCGAAGCCTGCTCGCCGTTAAGCCGAAAGCGTTCACTTAATCTATCCAAACAGGCCGCTGAATCGCGCCCATCCGTCACAGGTTCAATCTGTCCGTGGTCGCCAAAGGCAACGTCAGATGCAAATGGCTGAATTGAATAATGATTGTTCCCTTGAGCGTCCTTCATGGTGTTGGTGTCAGGTTATTGGTTGATGGTCTTAAAGCAATAAATCTTTCGGCGTCGGAGTGCGTGACGTTGGCAACATAGCTTTTGGCCGCTATCGTTTCACTATGGCCGAGCAACCGAGCCGATTCAATCGCTCCCATCAATTCACGGGCGTAGCTCGCCGCCGAATGGCGAAGGGCGTTTTGAGGAATTTCCACGCCGGCCAGTTCGCGAATTTTCTTCATCCGCTGGAAAAGATGCTTCCCGCCAAGTTCAACGCCGGGCACCGCCAGCCATGCCGACAAGGTTTCCGTCACCACTACATCGCGCGGCTTTTTCAACTTCGTCTGGCTACCATCAAGCTGGATTTTGCTGCCGACAACATCATCTTTGAGCGTGCGTGCCGACTCGCCCCGGCGCAGCCCGCCAAACAGAATCATGGCGACATGGCCGATCAGGGCGGGGTCATGCTGTTCGCACGCACGCAGAATCTTCTCAATCTCGTCCACGGTCAAGATTTCAGGCCGCTTATAGGGGACGGATGGTGCATCAACCGCCGCCACCGGGTTGCCGGCCACCAGCTTCCGCTTCACCAGCCAGTTAAAGGCCGTGCTTAACGCCGTGTGGCGTCCCTTGCGCGTCTGCGGCGTGTAATCGCCCGCGTAGAGCCAAGTCTCGATGTCGGCGGCCACAACCTCGCCAGCGGGCTTCTGGCACGCTTGGGCGAAGGATTTGAGGGCGCAGGCCAGCGTGGACACCGAGTTTGACCGTTTGCCGGACTGTTTCTTGGACGCCACCACTTGAGCAAAGGCATCGGTTAGCGTTAAAACTGGCATTTCTTGCCGCTTTACCTCTGTGGCGGCTTCCGTAACCAACTTGAAATCGCGGCATCCTTCAAATTCCCTTGAAATGGCGGCAAGCTGGCGGCGGTGTTCAATCATCGCGCGCTTCTTTTCGAGATCTTTAGCAAAGCTGGACGCGGCTTTTTTGCTCGCAAATTTGGCGCGTGATTTCCCTACGATATGACGAAGTTTTTGGGGGACGTGAACATACCAAGGTAAGGCGTAGGTCAGTCGTAGGTCAGACGAGAAACGGTGTGGCGTTATTCTCCTATTCGCCATAACCATTGAATCTGTTGATGTTGGTCACTGTTTCAAGGTAAGGCGTAGGTCAGTCGAAAGTCAAGCATCTTTTCCAACTATCCTCAAAAAGCGAGCGGATATGCCAATGAATTGAGTGGTGTAAATAGTGAAATTAGTTTAGATAACTGATAATAGCGTCGCTAAACTAATGCCATCACGCCCGCATTAAAACCTGCTGGACTTTCTTTCCGGCGAGCGTAGGCGATATTGACCAGCCACCCCAAGGGTCTTTATATGTGCTGAACTGCATCTGCGGCTGACCTTTGATGCGGATTATTACCACGGCATCAGCGGACGGCTTTGGCGGCTTAAACACGTTGTCGTTTTCTTGAATCAATGCGGCAGCTTCTTTGTGCCGATAGTATGCCGCTATGCCTTCCCGTCGGCGGTGCGCTTTGATTTTACAAAACCTTGACTGTGAACGTCTCATAAAATCATTCTGATTTTAACTGCGGCATAAATGCTTTGTTGGGCATCGTTACACCACCAACATTAACACCATCATCACATGAAACATTACATCCTACTATCGGTCGCCATCCCACCACAAGACACACACATCGAGCTACACAAAGCTTGGCTGAATCTCTTGTATGAATACCCAACACACAAACCAGCAGTTGCAGGAAGCGAAAGGCTTTCCGAAAATGTGTGGCTGTTTGAAAGAGACAGTTGCGCGTCAGCATTCGCACATCTTGTCGCCGCCGCAGAATCTGTTGGATTGCTGTGTCGTATTCAGTTTTTGACATCCGACGATGCCTAACAAGTCGCCGGAGCCAACCGGCATTGGACGTTTCTTTTTTATTCATAAAAGGTTTCAGTTATGCCACATCGCAGGTTGCCGGTGGCTCAGCTTTTTTCGTTAGGCCACTTTTGCACCCGCAGCATTTATCAGATCGCGCATCACTTGACGCTTTGCCTTTTCATAGAGCATGGCTTCTTTATACGCCTTGCAAGCCGCATCGTGTTTC